CGCCTGCCCGCCTGCGGGGTGCTCGTTGTCGAGGTCCTCGTGCTGGAGCCGGGAGATCGGCGACGTGAAGCCGACTTGCGCGGTCAGGTCGTCGACGACGACGAATCCCGTCTTGTCCGACGCGCCCGTGTCTGTCGGGCTCAGCTCGCGCGCACGCTTCAGCGTGGCCTTGGCGGCCTCGCGGATACCCTCCTGCGCTGCCTGCTCGATGAGCGTGAGGATCGGCGTGTGCATCTTCACGAGCTGCCTCCTCTCACGCGAGTGCGAGCGTCTGATGACCCGGGACGACCGGATGGTCGGAACCCCCGACTGCGAGCACTTTCGCTTCACGCTCGCGCGCGGTGCCCGGCCAGACGGTGACCATCGATCCGGGAGGCGCGACCACGGAGAACTCGCAGTGCACTCGCGCCGTCGACACGACTTCCTCGCCGTTCGCGCCGCGGACCATGCGCGCGCCGTCCTCGACCATCGCCGAGGCGGTGAACGTCGTGCCGTACGTCAGCCCCATCCCGGTCGATCCCGCGAGCGGCTTGATCGTGACGGTGTGCGGCAGGAACCCCGACGGCAGCTGCACGTCACACCCCCGTCGTCGCCGCGTAGGCGTAGAACGTTGCCGATGGACCCGAGCGATGCCCGGGTGTGCGCATCGACGCGGAGAACGGCCCCGAAGACCATGACGCGAGCGTCGGATCCGTCCGGAACTCGACGCATGCCCGTGCGACCTCGCCCAGCAGGTCAGCCGGCAACGGCGAGAACCCGTGAGTGACGTCGACCTCGTACCGACCGGCAGGCCAGTACCCCTCGAGCATCGCCTCGCCGGCGCTGGTGATCTGCCATCCGGTCACGACCCCGCTGGGGCCGCGGACTTCTGCGACCGCGGTGACGTTCCGCGACGGCAGCATGAGCATGTCACTGCACACCGTGTGGCGGACCTTGAGCGTCTCGGTGCGGTTCGGTCCGACGTGCCAGCCGAGCGCGCGCTGCAGTTTCGCGACGACCGCGTCGATGTGCTTCTGCGTGAACGGGGCGCCGGGGAAGTCAGCCAGCTGCGAGGAGTCGACCTTCATGAGCAGCCTCCTCGAATTCGGCGAGATCGTCGGGGTGGATGTAGTCGGCCTCGCCGAGCCAGCGCGGCTTGCGGTGGGTGGTGTGGATTCCGGTGTGGACGAAGATCGACTTCTGCACGCGCCGCGCCTTCACGCAGAACGACAGATCCTCGCCGAGCAGCCCGACACCGTCGGGCGCCGGCAGCTGGTCGTACCAGGTGTCGCCGAACTGATCCCGGATCGCCTCGAACACGCTGCGGTGGATCAGGATGAACGCGGACCCGGTCGCGTTGACCTCGCACATCGCGTTCCGCGGGTAGTTCCGCCACGACACGAAGCCGCGGACGCCGTCGCCGAGCTCGGCCCACTTGTACAGCGTGGGGATCGGCTCGGTGATGAACCCGCCCATGCCGTCGTGGTCACGCTCCATCTGCGCGAAGCACAGGCCGCCGACGATCGGCCGGTCGGCCGGGTGCGCCAGTGTCAGGAGTGCGTGCAGCGAGTCGGCGGCGAAGCCCATGTCGGTGTCGACCCAGAACAGCCACTGCTCGTCGCCTTCGAGGAACGCCTTCACGGTCTGGTTGCGCGCCTTGACGAGCCCGCCGGATGCGCACCGCACCGGCAGGGTGCGTCCGATGCGCAGGCCGCCCTCGAACACGTCGTGCATCTGCGCGGCGATGAACGAGTGGAAGAACGACGCATCGACCTGGTCGCCGTGCACCCACGCGACCGCGACGTCGCCCATCGGCGCCTCGGCGACCTCGGCCGGCTCAGTCGGCAAGGCCGTCCCCGATCGCCGTGGACCCTTCCGCAGATGCGGTGGCCGTCGAGCCGATCGCTGTGGCGACGTCGCCGGCCGCCTGAGCGCCATGCCCGATCGCTGTCGACGACTCCTCTGCGGCCGCCGCGGCCTTGGTCGCGGAGCGCTTGGTCGACTTCGTCTCGCGGCGAGCCGCGGGATGCTGCGCCGCGAGGACCTCGACAGCGCCGATCGCCGCCAGAGCCTCGGCCTTCTCCTTGGGCAGCTCGACGACGTCGCCGGGCACGAACGATCGGTTCGCGCGAGCGTCGACGAAACCGTACAGAACTCGAACCTGCATGATCCCTCCTCGGGGTCGGGGCGCGCGGGTGCGCGAGAATGGTGCCGCTCGCAGGGATCGAACCTGCGGCCTACCGCTTATGGGGCGGTCGCTCTGCCGACTGAGCTAGAGCGGCGTGGGCCGTGGGGCCGCCGAAGCGGTCCCCACGACCTTCGATCAGATGACCAGCGCCGAGAACGCCTTGGGACGGATCACTCCGCCACCGACGCGCTTCTTGAAGAGCAGGCCGATCTTGCCCTCGTCCGCGTACCGCTCCACGAGCCGGCGGATGGTGATGCCCGCCCGGTCCGCGATCATGTAGCCCTGGCGGACGTCACCGAACACCAGCGAGGTGTTGATGGCGCCCGTCGAGGCCGTGATCGCGGGCAGGCCGTCGACCCGGTGGAACGGGTAGCCGGCCAGCGTCGCGGGCTCGCCCGCGCGCAGCGACTCACGCCACAGGTACGCGCCGTTCGAGTCCTTCAGCAGCGACGCGGCCTGCGCGACCGAGCCATTGCCGAGGTACACCGCGTTGCGGGTCGCCCAGGCGGGCACCGCGTACTGCAGCTTGATCACGTCGTCGCCGACGAGCGTGTCGGCGGCGCCGGCGGTCACCTTCTGCGTGATCGTCGACCCCGTGGCGATGCCCGTGGGCTGTCCGCTGCCCGAGCCGAAGGCGAACGCGTCGTCCTCCTGCTCGGCGAACTTCTGCGCCAGGGCCTCGCGGATGATCGCCTCGACCGAGTCGGCATCCTCGAGCTCGTCCTCGCCCAGGAGAACCAGAGCGGTGAGGTCGAACACCTCGATCGTCTGCTTCCCGGCGTTCGGGTCGGCGCCGAGACCGTCGGTCGTGGTCGATCCGGCGAGCTCGAGCTTGCCCCAGCCGCCAGCGGCGATGGTCACGGAGCCCACGTCGACCTTGTTCGACGACGTCGGACGGACGAACGCGAGGGGACGGATCGTCGCGAGACGCGAGTACTCCTTCACGATCGTGCCGGCGAAGTCGTTCGGCACGAGGTTCTGGCCGCCGGAGGTGGAGTCCTCCACGAGTGCGGCCTTCTCCTCGCGCGACATGCCGTCGACGCCGTGGCGGATGAAGTTGTGGAACGCCTTGCGCTCCATCTCCTTCCGCTCCGACTCGAGGATGACGTCGCCGTGGCCGAAGCTGTCGGCGATCGCCGAGCCGCCGACCATGTCGTGCTTGTACTGCGGCTCCGAGATCCAGGCCTCGTTAGCCTTGAGCTCGGCCTCGGCCTCGACACGGGAGCGGTACTCCGACGCCTTGACGAGGTGCTGCTTCATCTGAGTCGCGGCTTCGGCCGGCATGGCCTTGCCCTCGAACTCGTCGTTGATGGCGCGCGCCTGAGCGGTGTGCTGCGCGGCGCGCTCCAGAAGGGGGTGTGCCATGATGGCTACTCCGTTTCCGTGTCGTTGGAGCCGGGACCGCCGAGTGCGGTCTCGTTGAGCTCCAGGAGGGTGCGAAGCCCAGCCACGGTGGCAGGGTCCGCTACTGCGTTGGGATCGACGCCTTTGAGAACTGCCTCGCTGGCCCAGTGGTCCCAGCCCGCTGCGCCCTCGTCAGGCGCGGACGCCGGCTCGTCGCCGGCCGCGTGGCTTTCCTGTGCGGCGACCTCGTCGGTCGCGTCCGCCCCCGGCTCGTCACCGGTCGCGCCACCCTCGGGGGTGGAAGTCTTCGTCTCGCGCTGGATGGTCGTCTCCTTCGCGCCGTTGACCGGCTTGTAGGTGATGACCATGCGCACCTCGACGCGGTCGCCCGCGAGCTGCACAGCGCCGTTCTCGTCCGTCGTGTACGAGTGCTCGAACACGCCGCGGTTCGCCTCCTGCGCCGATTCGACCTCGAACCACACGTGGGTGTCGTCGAAGTCGCGGACCCACACATAGGTCTTGTCGGCGCCGTAGCGGTCGCGCAGCAAGTTGTTGAGCTGCTCACGGAGTTCGTTGTGAGTTGCCTTGGTGTCGAACATGATCGCCTCCCGGACGGCATCCTGCGCTGGGCCCGGCAGCTGCTCGAGCATCTCCTTCGCCTGCGTGATCGCAGCCTCCGGGTTCATCGGAAAGACGACGACGGAGCCTTCCCACACCTTCACTTCGATCAGCAGGCGGACCGTTGTCCCGTCGCGCTCTTCGTAGCGGTATTTGGACGCCTCGTAGCCCATCGACATCTTGCCGAGGTGCCCCTCGACGAGCTTCGTGCGGGCGTCCTGCGCCGACGAGGCGGCCGAGATCTTCGCCTTGACAAGAAGCCCGGTGTTGTCCTCGACGGCGTCGAAGATCGTCCCGATGACCGACGCCACCGAGGCGACGTGATCCGCGAGCAGCGGGATGCCGCCACGCATCGGGCCGTACTTCTTGACGTCGGCCTTCAGCTTGGTGATCCAGTTCGCGAACGCGCCCTTTACGACGACGTCGAGACCGAAGTCCACGTTGTCGAAGGTCGACAGATATCCCTCGAGGATCCCCGAGTCTTCCGCGGACGCCTTCCACTCGATCGGGACGACGAGTCGTTCCATGCCGGTCATCGCGACCCTCCTCGCTCGCCACGCGCGGTGTGCGCGATCTCGCACTTGGTTGCCTCTGCAAGCGACGGATAGAAGGTCCCGCACGCCAGGCAGTTGCGCATCTCGATCTGCTTCTCGCCCTCGTCCGCACCGTCCGGTGCGGGGTCGTCGCCGACGTGCTGCATCGTGCCGTCAACATCCCGCGTAACGATCACGCCAGACGGCATCAGGAAGACGTCACCGCCCGGCACCTCCTCGAGGCCGACTTCCTTCCGGTAGTCGTTGAGCGTCAGGCCTCCGGCGCGGAGACCTTCGGTCGCACGCGACCATCGCTTCTCCTCGGTCTCCTGGAGTGCGAGAACCTCGGAATAGTCGTGCCGGAGACTCACGGCGCTGCGCCCCGCGCGATGGAAGCGCGGCAGCAGATGCCGAGAGAACGCCTCGCGGATCAGCTTGTTCTCCGACGAGACGAACTCCTCGTAGAAGCTGCGCCGCGCCTCGGCGTAGTTCGCGAACGTCGAGCGGTTCAGCCCCACCGCGGCGCCGACGACGATCGGCGGCACCTGGAAGGCGGCGCAGATCCGCGACTCGCTGATCGTCCGCAGATCCGGGAACTCCAGATCGCGGAGGTTGAACCCGACGGTCTTGACGTCCATGCCGGTCTGCAGGAACGCCGGCTCGCCCATGTTGGCGCCGCCGTACGACTGCTTCCACTTCGTCTTCAGGCGGTTCGTGGTCGTGTCGTCGAGCGCATCTTCGAGGTCGCCCATCGTCACGATCACAGACGGCATCGCGTGGTTCTTCAGCAGCGAGCCGACGAAGCTATTCGCCCGGTTGTCGACCTCGGTGGCCCGCAACGCTGGGCGCATCGGGGGCTGCCCGACGAACGGATCCCAGGGGTTCGGCAGTCGGATCGGGATGACGTCGACCGGGACGCGGCGCGATCCGTCGACGGTGTAGAAGTACTCGATGCTCGTCTTCCCGCGCTTCATCCGGACGAGGTCGGGGCGAAGCGGCCATAGCTCCACCGGTGTCCCGGCACGATCCTCGACAACCTCGATGAATGCGATGCCCGCCAGCGACAGGTGCAGTTCGATCATCGAGAACAGCTCGGTCTCGCTCATCAGCGGGTTCGGGGTCGCCAGCAGCTTCCGGATCGGATGGGTCTCGAGCGGCTGCCCTCGGCGCGCCGACGACGACGCGTACGCGCGGATCGGCGCCTCGGCCACCGCGTTCACCCGCTCGGTGATGCACGCGTAGACGAGCTCGTTCTTCTCGTACCCATTCCGGATGTGCGACTGAAACGACGACGCGGGCCACTCGGGGTCATCGGGGCCGCCGAAGATCCGGGCGAGCGCGTCGAGGTCAACGGCCTTCCGTCCTGCGGGCGCGCTCTTGCCACTCAGCCAGCCCATCAGCTCGCCTCATTCCAGCCGAGCATCAGGCCGAGAACGACCGTCAGCCCGCCAGCTACGGCCAGGCCGACACCGACTCCGAACGCCAGGCCGAGCCCGATGCTGAGGACGATGACACCGACGGCGACGAGGAGGATCGACACCGCGGACCGCGACGTAATCAGCTTCCGCATGCTTGCCCCTCTCAGAAGATTTCCGCTTTGGCGCGCGGCTTGCCGGCGAGCTGCCACGCCCACCAGCCGCAGAGCAGAGCGAAGAACGGCCCGGCTGCAGGCCCCGAAGCCTCGCGTTTGAACACGCGGACACCGTCGCGCTTGGTCATGTCTGCGGCCTTCACTGCGGCAAACAACATCGGCGACTCACCGTGGCCGAGCTCGTGATGCCGGATCGCGTCCTGCACCCGCCCACCCGACTCGACCCACTGAGGCCCGCCGAGCTGCTCTATCGTCAGCTTCCGCAGGCGCCGCTTCCCGTCCTCGAGCGCTTCGACAGCTCGCTCGACCAACGTCACCAGCGACGCCGCCTCACCGAACTTGTCGACGGCGAACGCCTTGATATCCGGGTTCGCGTCGATCACCTCGGCAACCCGCGCCGGCACGTCCGCCACGCCGTCGAACTCGAACACGGTCCCCGCCTTCGCGGTCGGGATCATCTCGACCTGCGGTTCGCCCTTGCTGTTCGACCCAACCGCGAGCAGCCATGCCCTCGTGCGGTCGAGACTGACTTCGAGCGCCAGCGTCACCGGGGCATGCATCGGCTCGAGCGGCGGGCAGTTCTTCCAGTCCGCCATGTCGAACACGCGCGCGGTGTCGTCGCCCTTGCTCGGCCACACCGAGCACCGCTCAGCCAGGAAGCCGGGCAGGTCGCCCTCAGCCTTCGCCGACTCGTACTCGTCGATGATCGTCTCGGCCTCGATGCGGGTACCCAACGCGGGGTTCGACCATTCGCGTACCGGCCAGCTCGCGGGGTCGATCTTCGCTTCAGGGTCGTCGCTTCCCTCGGGGGTCCACTCCGCCCAGGCGACGCCACGATCCTTGCGCCGGCCACGATCACGAACCGCGGTCCACGCCTCGGCATCGTTCTCCGGGCCAGGCACCGTGCCGCAGTAGATCAGCATCCGTTCGGCGCCCTGCGCCGACGTCGCATATCGGAGCGCACGCACCGCGAGCAAGCTCAGCTGCTGCGCCTCGTCGAGAATGATGCGACGAGGCGACAGTCCACGACCGCTCGACTTCGACCGAGCCAGGAATACCAGCCGGGCGCCGCCGAACTCGGGCTTGAGCTCGATGATGTGCATGCCGGTCAGGCCGCCATTCCAGACGGCCACCATCGCGGCGAGCTCCTCGTTCGCCTTGATCAGCTGCACGACTCGCGCGTACGCCTCGTCCGATGTCTTCAGCTCGTGCGCGGTCCACAGCGTGGTCCCGCCGCCGATGAACAGGAACCACAGGGCGATCGCTTCGAGGATCCCGCCCTTGCCGTTCTGCCTGGCAACGAGGAACCCGATGATCGACGCCGCCCAGCGCCCCGCCTTCGTGGCGAGCACCATGCGGACCGCGATCTGCTGCCACACGTCGAGACGCTGACCGCACGCCTCGATGAGCTCGATCGCCTCTTCAGCCGCCGCCTCCGAGTCAGACTCGGGCCGGTGAAGAACCCGAGGCTGCTGCCTCCCGGCGTGCGCGGGCTGCCGCGATCTGGTCACCGATGCCCGCCTTCCCAGGCTGCTTCGCGGCGCCACCCAACGACAACTTGCGCGCCACCGGCGTCAACCCCAGAGACTCCGCGTACTTCAGGAACGAAGCGAGACTCACGTTGTCGTTCTGCGGCACCGCGGGCCGAGCACCCCTCACGCCGGCGGCATCATCCCGCGCCCACTCAACGATCACGTCCCAGGCGTCGATCTTGTCGGCGAGCGCCCGTCCCGCCTCCACCGCACCGGCGTCCAATGCAGTCAGGTGGGTCGCGGCCGCCACAGACTCGTCGAACGCCCGACGGACGCGTCCGCGCTTGTCGGCCTCCGCGTCCGCGATCCGCGCCTCGATGTCAGCCTTCGTGCCGACATCCGACACCCCCAGAGCCCGCGCCTTCGCCTGCAGTTCGGCCTTCAACATCTGGCCACCACCCTCGCGCGCGCGACCCTCCACGGGTCCAAAAAAAAGAAGACCCCTGAGCGGTCAGGCGTCCCAGGGCGGTTCGGGGGTTTCGGACCCCCGCCCCCCCCTGTCGTATGCGGTCACCACTCGCGGGACTGTTGCTCGCGGGGGTCCGGCTTCCTCTGAGACTTCTTGCCTGCGGCTGAGCGGTTGCAGTGGGTGCACTCGGGTCCGCGGTAGATGCGGCGGTCGTCGTCATCATGGCCGAGATCCCATTCGGTCCCTGTGATGCGGTTGTCGCAGTCGGGACGCCAGCACGTGATCACCTCGCCGGCGTCGATGCGTGCCTGCCAGTGCGTCCGGAGCTGCTGGTGTCGATGCCCGTATCCGCGTTGCGCTGTGCTGGCTCGCGGCTTGGCCATCAGCCGAGCGTGGTCAGCCAGTGGACGAACAGGAAGCCGAGCGTCCACCCGACGAAGAACGCGGCGATGCGCAGTGCCATGCCGTTCACGGTCAGTCCTCGTCGGGTGCGTGTTCGCCGCGCGTGACGGCCTTACCCATGCGCTCGGCGTCCTTGCGGTTCTCGTAGCCCTGGCCGCCGTCGGTCGCAATGATCTGACCGTTCGGGGCCACCAGGCGCCACGCCCACTTGCCGTCGTTGCGCTTGTACACGTCGAGTTCGCCCATGATCCACCTCGTCTAGTCGCTGCCCCGCACGATGGCGGGTTCGTCGTCGAGCTCGTTGATCAGCAGGTCGCAGCACACGAGACCCGGGAACGTCTTCTCACCGCACACGTCGCACGTCATCGGTCGCCCCTGATGACCATGCCCGCCACGATCTCCGCCATCGACACGAGACCGAGACCCCGCACCTGCGAGTACACGCGGGTCGGAGTCTTCGCTGGCTTCGTGAGCGGGATGCCGGCACGCTTCCGCGCCTTGCGAGCTGCAGTCGACATCGCGTCTCCTCAGTCTCCGGTGATGCACCAGACGAACGCGGCCGCCCAGACGAGCAGCATCGTCACGATGCGGCCGATGATGCGGCGCTTCGTGACGGCGATGTCGGGGTGGTGGTAGTGGACGTTCACCGGTCGCGCCTGTCGATGATGGTTGCGCCACGCTGACGCAGCGCCGGCTCGTGCTGTGTCGCATGCGAATGGCAGAACCCGAGAGTGCGGCCGTCGGGCAGCTTCGCGTACAGCTTGGCCTTGACGCGTGCTGTACCGCATGCGTCGCAGAAGTCGTCAGCGACCTCGATCACCACAGCACGCGGGTAGCGGTCCACGATGTCGACCGGAGGCTCGTTCATGGCTACACGCGCGGCGGCCACGCCCAGGTGCCACGATCGGCGCCTTCGCGCACCGACGTCACCCAGAGCGTGTCGTCCCCATCGAGGAAGACCTGACCATTCACGCTGCCATCCGGGCAGACCCGGACGATCAGCAGAGGCAGGATGTCGCCCACATACGAACGGTTCGCGTGGATTGTGCAGCGGCCGCGGTGCATGGCAATGCGCTCCACGTCGGCCTCTGACAGCTGATACTGCACGATCCGTGCCACCGTCGGCGCCATCGCCCGCCCCTGTCGTTGGGAGCGGGCCCGCGAGGTCACCCCGCTCGCGGACCCGCTCATCTCAGCCGAACGCCCCGCCGACTCGTCAAGCGACGTCGGAGGCTCGCAGCCCGCGGATGTGTTCGCGCGGCGGCGGGG